TACGCTTTATTCCAATGTGCCTACTAGATTCGTGTATGACATAACACGAGTGCGTGGTATTGCTGAAGACGAGAAGGTAGACGCACTGGCTTACATCAGTCCTAGTTACTCGTCTGTACAAGTAGACGACATAGTTACATTTAATAGCTTCAACTACAGAATCACCAAAATATTTAATGAGTATGATTTGTTTGGAAATGTAGACCACATAAAACTCTTACTGAAGGCGAGGAATTAAAATGCCTACATACGTGCCTACTGGTCGTAGCCCTACTGGTGGTGGGTTATCAACAGCATGGAACTTTAGTGCCAAGAAACGCCTAGCTGCAAAGATGATGAACGACGACATAGCTGCATTCATCAATAGCTTGGTAGGTATACGCAACCGACAAAGTTTCTACTTCTTGGCTACTAAGAACATCTCTCAGAGGTTGATACGGATATCTGCAACAGTGTTGCAAGAGGCGGCAAGACGGTGCCCTTATGAGACAGGGGCATTACGAGAAAGTGGTAGAGTACATTTTGCTGCTGGCGATACAGCTATCAACAAAGGTAATGAGGTAGCAAGAGTAACTGACGGTAAGGCTGAGAATCCATCAGTAGATGTTATGAAAGGTTCAGTGTCAAAGGGTGCTAGGATGATTGTATCTGAGATACGTTTCACTAGAGTTGTGAAGGGAAGAGACCTTGCGCTTTGGGCACATGAAGAACTTCTACATTACGTTAAACGTCCAAAGACGGAAGACCAAAAGGGTAAGTGGTTTTCTAAGCATTACAGAACTGGACCAAAGTATTTGGAGAATGCATTCAAGCTTTATAAAGATGACATTCAAAGAGAAATAGAACTGGCAGTAATGGATGCTGTTAGGGAGTACAATCGCAAACATGGCGGACGAGCTAGAAGGAGGTCTAAATAATGCCGACATTGGTAGAAGACATAGGAGCACATTTTGTTAGCTTAGCTAGCAGCAATGAGATACTAACGAACTTTGGGGCAACTCAGTTTGTGGTGAACTCGAATTTGTTCTATATTATAGAACCTGCGTCACCCAACAACTGTGTCACAATAGTTCCTTACGGTGGTGCTCCCCTAGACGTGGAGCATAGGTTTGCACAGTACCCCTCAGTTCAGATTAGAGTCAGAGCGAATGGTGTGGCTAGAGCGTATAAGACCACACAAGCGATTATAAATCATTTACATCTAGCGAATAGTCAGGGTAATACATTAGGGTCAGATATCCCTATGAGGTGTTTTGCCAAACAATCTGCCCCTCTGTTTTTAGATTTCAGTGAGGAAGATTACCCTATATTCGTGGCTAACTTTGACTTCATGATTACGAAGTATACAGTAGATTAAAGGAGATTAAAATGGGTAGGAGACAGGCTCTTTGTACAAAGAAGAATGGAGAACCAATTAGGATTCTTCACATTGGACATCATTTTTGTATTAGGAATATCAAACAAATGAGAGCGTTGAAGAAGAAGGGTTACACCGTAGATGCGCTTTCCAACAGACATGCCTATGGCATCGAAGGTTACGACAATGTATCCTTGTATCTGAACAGAGACCAGTTCAGGAATACACTGTCAGAGAATAAAGGTCGGTATGATATTATCCAAGTCGCAAACGAACCAGATTGGATGTTGGTGGAAGCGTACAAGCTTGGTTGCAAGAATCTTGTACATGACTGTCATGACCTTGATTCGGTTCGGTTGAAGGCCGCTAACTTGGACGAGGTAAAAGTCTTCACAAGAATGGCTGATGGTATAATCTTTGTGTCACAGCCTATCAAAGAATTTGCTGAAGAACTTTATGGTATCAAAACACCGTCTTGTGTGCTAGCACATTACTGTAACGAAGACCATGTTACATATACTCCAGAGCAGGATGCTGTACGACATGGTATCGTTTATGAAGGTGGAGCGAACCCACCTTGGCAGGAAGGACACAATCCTTTTATATACAGAAGCTTGTACACACACATGCGTAAACTGGTAGAGATGGGCAACGAACTACATATGTACATAGGTAACATAGATGGGTTTGAATCTTATCAAGATATCGGAGCGTTTGTCTACCCACCTACGCACTACGACGAGTTGATGAAAAGAATGGTTGAGAATAAGTGGGGTGCATTGATCTTCAACAATGAGAAGCTAGACCAACCCCAAACTAACTTGACCACAATGAATAAAGCATACGAATACATAATGTGTGGGATGCCTGTTCTAGCTGTAGGTGCTCCCCATCAAGCTTCATTACTAAAAAAGCATGGGGTAGTTTTGGAGTTTGAGAAAGTGGAAGACATAGGAAACGTTGAACAAACTTGCGGCCATTTGTACCCAGAGCTAAAAGCCAATGTGGACAAAGCAAGGGAACTGTTGACTATGGAACGCCACATTCATATAGTTGAGAAACTTTACAAGAAGGTTCTCAGCAAGAACACACGCAATTAATATATAGGCCAAACTAATTTATAGTGAGGTGAAATTGAATGGCTTACTCAGGCGTAATAAGAAGCAATAACTATACCGTAGGTATGGCGTATATTTATATACACAACACTACAGGTACTACTGGCTTAGCCTCGATTGATGCTCAGATCGCTTCCGCTAGTTACCACACGCACTTCTGCGTTGGTAATACTACTGCTGTGGAGATCACACCAGATGTTACTTATCTGGACCACTTCATTAGTATTAATGGCGAGCGTAGGCGTGACAAGACTGTGAGTACTGGCAACAGTATTACCGTTAACTTCACGTTTGATGAAATCAATGCAACTAACATTCGACGGTTTCTCTATGGTGAAACTGCTGTTGCTGCATCTCCGACTTTCATCGTTAATGCTTCGCCAGTGAAGGAAGTTTCTGCTCAGGTTGTGTTTACTACTACCGTAGGTAGAGATTTGATCTACAAGATACCCAAGGCTGCTCTTAAGGCTGACGGTGGATTGTCGTTCGAGGCAGAAGAGTGGATGACTGCTAATTTGATGTTGGATGTACTGTACGATCAGACATACACTCATAACGGAACTGCTGCACCTTACGGATATGTCAACTTTGCTGCAACTAGCGGCTACATTGATTAATCCGTTTTGACGTGAATGGGGAGGGATGCCCCTCCCCTTCACATATACATAAGGAGAACTAATTATGAAGAACATACTAGAGATTGATGCGAGAACCGATGATGAAGTACTGTTACCTACAGAAGCTATAATCAGAACTTCTATAGGAGAGTACAACGTTAAAGAATGGACGTTGAATGACTTCAAACCTATTAAGGAAGATGTACTCAACTTCTTTCATAAGATTATGAAGCAAGGTATAGACCCTACCATTATCTTTTTCAGACCTGCTGCTGCTGAGTACTTTGAGAAGATACTCATGGCTGAGTTGGATGACCAACTTCCTGAACTAAGCGGAGAACAGTACGACAGGATTAAAAAGGCGTATGAAAAGGAAGAGAATGACTTGCGTGAAATATCTCTGATAGCGATAGACTACGCAGTTCCAATCATAGCTCATACTCTTGATGAAGAGGAAGAGAAGGTAGGCTCATTGGCTATGCAGGAACTCATGGCTTTGTTTTTCACTCTACTTGATTTCAATGGGGGATACCTAAAAAACTCATTAGGACTTTTCGGGAGAGTCTACAGAAACTTCCGGACCACCGAAGAGTCAAAACCAGAGGCCCCAAAAAAGAAATCAAAGTAAGAGGTGATACAGTACACATTGTTGTGACTTTAGTAGCTTGGGGTCATAAAGAACATGATGTGTTGTACAACTATTCTCTAGCTAAGCTGCATAGATACTACGAAGAGATACAAGAACAAAAATCTATTGAGTACTACGGACAAGCTTTAATGTTGTACAACGTGCTGGAAGGAACTAAAGCACCAGCTAACGTGAAACCAGATTACTACAAGAAACAATTTAAAACTTTGATGGATTGGCTAGACAGGATTAATCCGTTTAGCAGAAAGAAACATGTAGATAGTAAAAAGAATCCTTTAAGTAACTTGTTAAACCATAGAACTATTGTGGTTCCGTTGGTACAGGAACACATAAAAAAAGGGAGTGACACTAAGTAATGGCGACTGTTGAAGGCATCCGTACACCTATCATTATAGACCTTACCGATATACCTAGGTCAGTAGCCGCTGTTGAGAAAGAGATCAAACGTCTTCAAAAGAAAGTTGGAGAGGTTGATTTAAAACTTGATGGTAAGAGTATAAAGAACTTATCCAAAGAATCTCTCAGACCTCTGATACGAGAGTTTGCTAAGCTAGAAGATATGGCTAAGAATGCAAAGGCTCGTATGAATGAGTTAGGTAGAGCATTAGAGAAGGTACGTTCAGGCGCAGAGATATCTGATAAGAAGATAGCACAGATAGGTGCAATGCGAGGTGTTGGTGCTAAGACTCGTGCTGCCATCACTGATTATTCTGAAAAACAAGCGGCAGCAGTAGGGTCTCCGCATGACCCTGCAAAGCAACAGGCTATGGTTGCTGCTCAACAGAAACTAGTCACACTCTTAAAGAAGGCTCAAGGTTTTCAACAGGGTATCATTACCCAGACTAAACAGCACATGCAGTTGACTGCTACACATGCTGCTCAACAGCAGAAGAATCTCACAGTTATGCAAAGCTTACGCAAGCAAAACTTACAGACTCAAAAGAAGACGCATCAAGAATACTTACGACTTATGCAACTTGCTAAGCAAGGTATGATAACGAAGAAGGAAGAAATTCAGTTAGGTAATGCATATCTTGTTCTAGCAAAACGAAGAGTTAAGATTCGTGGTGATGAACTTGCAATAGCTAGAGAAGCAGCAAAAACCGCAAAGAAAGCTAGCGGTGGTGGCTTGATGGGCGGCTCAATGGGTGGTCGTGTCAAGTGGTTTCTCCAGTTGCGTGCGTTGTGGGGTATGTACCGTGTGGCAGGACAGCTTACGGAACAACTACTTGAGCTAGACGAAGCAACTGCAAAAGCTATGCGTACTATGGTGCGAGGCACCAAGGACTATGGCAAGGTAGCAGAACAGGTTAGGAAGACTATTGTACAAACTGCTAGGATGACAGGTGCAGCTTACAAGGATGTTGGTGAAGCTCTATACCAATTGTCATCTGCTGGTTTGAGCACGAAAGAATCATTGGCTGCTGTTAACTCCGTTGTGAAGCTGTCTAAGATCACTGGTGCGGACATGACAGATACGACTAAGTTAGTCGCTGGTGCATACAATAACTTTAAGGATAGTATCACAGGTGCGTCTAATGAGACGGAGAAGTTTATGAAAATCTCCTCTACGTTGGACTATGTGTGGAAACGAAACCAAGTTGATATGAACGAACTGGTTCAAGGTTTGAATCAGTCTGCTCAGTCTGGTAAGCTTGCTGGTCTATCCTTTGAACAGTTATCAGTTATCTTAGGCAACATGGGAACCAGAATGATTCGTAGTGGTCGTGCTGGTCGTATGCTGAGGTCTGCCGTTATTAATATTGCTCAGAAGAGTTCTGAGGTGCAGAAAGTATTTGGCATAACCTTTGACCCGAAGAAGCCTATGAACTTTGTTGAGATTCTAGGTAAGATGCACACAAAGTGGAAAGACTCAAATAAGTCTGCTGCTACTACGGCTGCCATCTTTGATATCTTTGGCAAGCGTGGTGCTCCTGCGTTGATCTCTATCCTTGACAGTTGGGAAAAGATTAAGGAAGAGATGGACGGTATAGGTTCTGCATACGACATGGCGATAGAGCAACATAAGACTATGATTAAGTTGCAGACACACTACAAGGAACTTACTAACGTAGTAAAGAAAGAGATGGTTAGTTGGTTCACTGACATGCTAGACTACACTAAGATTTTTAAGGCTGCATTGCTGAGTACCGCAGATTTGTTCAGAGGTATGAAGGTAAGTGCTGAATCTGGTAGAAGTTTGTCTGAGCTAACAGAGAAGTACAAAGATGCTGGTACTGTTACTGAAAGACTTATTGAGTTAGAAGCACACAGACAGCTAAAGTTAGAAGAAGGCATAGAGCCTCACGAAAATGTCATAAAGATGTATGACAAGCTTATCAAGAAACTTAAAGACCTTAAGGTTCGTTACGATGCTATTGAACAGTCAGAGAAGGACTTAAAAGAAGCTAGGCAGAGAAACGTTACTCGTGACATGAAAGCTATGTCTGATGGTTACAAGGAAACAGACGAACAGCTTAGGACTTGGGCGATAGAACAGAAGCTAGTTACTCCTACCCTGACAGAGCAACGTGAGGAAGTAGCTAAGTATGCAGATACTTTCAAGGATTTGCGGAAAGAGTATGCTCAGTACGCTGCCCTGTTAGCTAAGAAAGAAATAGCTAAGATGCCTGAAGGTATAGAGCAGAAACTAAAGACTGCTCAGCAGAAATACCTTCAAGCTACAAAAGATTATTGGGCTGCTGTTAACGAACAGCGAACTGCTACGCAACAGGCTCAGATGGAAAGAGACCCACATATGGGTCAGCAAGAGACTGAGGCTGCTAAACAATCTCGTACTGCTACTGGTCAGGCAAGTTACTTTAAAATGTCTACTGGTATTGAGATGCGAGAACTTGAGCACAAGCAGAAACTACTTGATATCGAAACTCAACTAGACGAGAAGTATACGGCTAGGAACTTGTCTCAGAACGAACAAGACGAGTTACAACGACTGCGTGAGGTTGAAAAGCTAGAAAAACAAAACGAATATATAGATAAGCAACTTGCTTTCAACCAAACACAACAGATGCTTGAAGATCAAGGAGCAGAAGCCGCTATAGACCCAGAGCAAAGACAGACGCATCTGGATAACCTTAACCAACTTATGTTACAAGAACAAGAGCTTCAGAGACAGAGAGAGTTGAACGAGGCTAAGCAGAAGGCTGCTGCAATGTCTTACAATGACTTTCAGCGTAAACGTATCCAAGGTATCTATGAGGAAAAGGGTGCGGTTGCTGCTGGTAAAGAAATGTGGAAGGCGTATGGTGATACTATAGGTTCCTACGCTAGCTCTATGGCTGACCAGTGGGCAGCGATGTTCGCTGAGATGGGCAAGGAGTCACTGCATGGGATATGTACAAGGCCATAGCTATCAGTCAGGCGATCATTGATACCTATAAGACTGCCCAAGCTGGTGCTGCTGCATTGGCCGGCATTCCGTTCGTTGGTCCTGCTCTAGCTGGTATGTGGATTGCGACCTCTATCGCTACCGGCCTTATGAGGGTAAACATGATTCGTCAGCAGAAGCCGCAATCGGCTGCACACGGTGGCGTGTTCGATGGTAGCTTGCAAGCGTATGGTGACGGTGGCGTTACCCAAGGTGTTGCGATGGGTATCATCGGAGACAATCCTTCAGGAAAGGAACTCGTCATCAAACGTAACGAGGTTTCCGGGTACGTGCAAGAGTCTGGTGCTCAAGGCGGACAGGTACAGATCATGAACGTGTTAACGGAAGCTGATGTTGCTAACGCTATGAATACTGACCAAGGCTCGAACGTAATAGTTAACCGTATGGTAAGAGATACAAACGAACGTGGTGCGTCATACAGAGCGACTAAAGAAGTACAGCAAGGCAAAAAGTAAGGGGGTATGTAAATGTCAGAGATAAAAGTATTTCCTATAGGCTACATTGCGTCAACGAACACTAATTCGGCTGGCTCGTGGACTAGTGGGGGTACTGAAGAGAACCTTTTGTTTGAACCAAACAAAGGATGCAACAAAACAAAGATAGGCTTTTCTGGTATGTCTACAATGGAGAATAGGGCGATATGGACTAGGAAACTTGGAGAGCACAGACATTCCTTCACCTACGAGTACGACAAGATTTGGAACCATGAGTTCAAAAGACTTCGTAGATTTGTACGTGACGTTGCTCAGTTTAAAGTAAACAGTTTCTACATAGTAGATTTCTCCAGTGGTCAAAAGATATCTGCATTGGCTACAGGAGCGAACTGGAATGCTTCAATCTATGACACCACTGATTTCTCTGCTACGTCAGGGGAAGGTGGGAACTATTGTTGTATATGGCACCCCCAAACACAGAAGTTTAGAATTGGTATAATTAATGTAAAGAACGACGATTCATCTATTGGGTTTCCAAACACAAGCGACTTTGGTAACCTCCAAGCATTTACAGTGGGTGAGACTTATGCTTACCCAATGTACAGAGTATTTTTAGCTGATGACAAGGAAGACTTTAAGGTAAAGGCACACGTTGACCCACATCTTAATGCGTCTTTCGCTGGACCAGTGCGTTCTGGTTCTTTCAAATTCATGCAGAGGGATGTCAAGTAATGAGTCTAACACTTAATGCTTCATACTTAATTGAAAAGAATAAGATGGAAGGGTCTGCTCCTGTACGGTTGCTTCATGTACAGTTCGGTAGCTCTGCTGCCAGTAACCTGTATTGGGCTGCGTATGGTGAAGATGTAGAATACTTTCAACCTAACACAGCTACAGCACAAACGTACACGGCTGCTCCTATTAAGATAGGTAGACTTAGATATTCAAACGTAGACCAACAGCCATCTGTAGACTTAGAGGTTTCAAACATTGATAGGACTATGGTTGCTTACCTTGAGGCTAACGAAGGTCTTAGAGGGCAGAAGTTTACTATCGTTAGAACTTATACTAACCTACTAAGCAACGCTAGCGCAAACGTGACTGAGACGTACTATGTGGACGGTTCTCAGTCTGGGTTGAATAATGCTAGGTTTTCGCTTGTACCAAAGATAACTCTTTATAGAGTAAGTGTACCCAAGAGATACTTCATGCGAGATCAATGTCAGTGGAAGTTCTTGGGAACGGAGTGTGCAGGTGCGGCCACAGTAGCAACTCCATTTGTTAATGCTACACTAGCATCTTCTTTAATTACAACGTGTATGAAAACACTGGCTAGTTGTGATGCGTATAATAACACAAGTAGATATGGTGGGTGGCCTGGGATTCCGAAGGCTAGACATATAAGGATATAACATGAGACAATATATAGGCATACCCTACAGGCACTTAGGTAGGAACAAGGATGGATTAGATTGTTACGGTCTGGTGGTAATTATCTATAAAGAGAAGTTAGGGATACAACTACCAGACGTGTGTGAGTATAAGTACGGTGTGGAAGCATGTGAGTACATGGAAGCGTTCTATACTAAGGAACAGTATGAACATGTGTCTGACTTCCACAAACTGTGGGAGCAAGTTGATTTAGATAAACTAGAGAAGTATGACGTGATTTTGTTTAGTGTATACGATGATGTTTCAGCCCCTACTCATTCTGGGGTGTACTTGGGTAGAGGTAAGTTTATACATGTGATGCACAACTTACCTGTAACTATAAGTACCCTTGAACGAATGAAGGGAATACACAGCGCATACAGATACAAGGAGAGGTCTGACATAAATGATAACAGTTAGATATATCCCAAATAAATTTGCACCTGAGAACTACGAAACTACGGTAGAAGCTGGCAGTCTTCGAGGTGCCCTAAAGAGATTCATAGGGGTGTACCCTATGCACAAGAAACCTCTATTAGGCATGAAGATATCTTTCTATGTTAATGGAAAGTATATAAGCAAACAGCTATGGGATACCTATGTACTTAAAGAAGATGACATCGTAGAGGTAACTCACGAGATACGTGGTGGTGTCGGTGACTTCATTATGCAGACCATTACCTTATTTGGTCTTCTCGACTTCTTTACTCCTGAAGTGCCTGAGACTGATGAAGAGACTTCAGATGCAAACGTGTACAGTTGGGAGGGTCCATCTACTAGTACAAAAGCAGGAACTCAGATTCCTGTGGTCTATGGTACGCATGATGTAGGTGGTACGTATATCAACTTTAACCTGTGGACTAGTGGTGAAGACAACTACGCAGATATGCTTATAGCATTGTGTGAAGGTGAAATCGCTGGACTTAGAAACGCTGACGATGATACAGACGTTGCGATACCCTCTACTCTTACTGCTGCGTCAACTGCTGACCCATATATTAAAATGAATGACACTAATCTTGGTGACTACGAAGAGGCTCAGTGGGCTGGACGTACAGGTACGAACAGTCAAACGTCTATCCAAGGATTTAGAAATGTGCAGACAGTGTATGACTACGCAAAGCCATTACCAGCAGAGCGTGGTAATCCAGGTGGTAAGTGGACATTATTGTACACCACTAACGCTGAGGTAGATCAGTTCACTGTTAAGCTACGATGCCCTGCGTTGTACAACTACAACAAAAAGGGTAAGATGCAAAATAGCCAAGTTAGGTATCGTATCAGATACGCACCTACTGGAACTACTACGTGGACTTATGACCCTGTAGTTTCTGGGTCTGTAGACAATATTGATTCTTGGTATCTAATAAAGGATAAGTCTAGGTCTGAGGTAAAGGAATACAAAACTGTTACGCTTGCGGCTCGTGACCAAGTAGACCTACAGGTACAACGATACAATCCTGCTACAACTTCAGACGATGCAACGAACGAGTGTGAGACCACGCATATAACTGAAATAGTAAGTGAGGACTTAGCGTATCCTAACACAGCGATCATAGCAATCAGAGTTAAAGCTACTGACCAGATTTCAGGTACGTTTCCTAACGTTACCTTTAGGACGAGAGGGCGTAAGGTTAGAGTTCCTGACTTAGCAGGGGATGGTAGCAAAGAGTTTGAAGATTACTACTGGACAGGTACAGGTTACCAGTTTAGACATATGTCTACTGATGCTCTGGTAACATGGGATGGTTCGTCTTATGTTACACAGTACACGTCTAATCCTGTGTACTGCATACGTGACTTTATGATTAACACTAGGTTTGGTCTTGGTGACCTAATCAGTGAGACCGATCTTAGCGACACGTTATTGAACTCTGCTGCATTTGATTGTTGGCAGAAGCATGACTCTACTACACACAAGAGCGAGTTGCACATAGTGTTGGCTGAGAAGTCTAGCCCTGCTGACATCTTAACTCAGATGACTAAGGTAGCTAGGTTGTACTGTTACTGGTCTGGTGGGTACATCAAGATGAAGTACTTGCAAGACGAAGACCCTGTGCAACTTCTTACAATGGGCAATATAGTAGAAGGTAAGTTTAGCACTACGTACAAGAAACAGTCTGCTACTCCTAACATTATAAAAGTATCATTTGCTAACAGGGCTGATGGTTATAAGGTTAGCACTAGAGAAATAGTTGATGAAGCTGAATGGGCGTTGAACAGACCTCAGCGTGAAATGACTGTTGACTTAAAAGGTATAACCTCAGAAGCACAAGCACTACGTGAAGCTAAGTACCATTTGAACAGAGCTAGGTACTGTAGGCGTACTGTGTCTGTAACTACCACGGCTGAGAGTCTACACTGTGAGCCTGGGGATATCGTAGCAGTACAGCACGATGTTCCGCAATGGGGTTGGGGCGGACGAGTAGGTACTAGTAGCACATCTACTACATGTGTGATAGACCAAGATGTACCAAGTGCTATAGTATCAGACCCGACAGCTTACGATATAAAAGTATGGCATGCTGAAGATGACACGATAGAAACTAAAGATATACAAAGCGTTAGTGGTAAGACTATTACCATTAGCGGTTCGTGGACTACTACGCCTTCTGAGGATGACTCTTATATACTTGGTGTGGATGGTTCTACGATCAAAGAGTATAGAGTTACTGACATGTCTGTCAGTGAAGATGACAAGATAGAATTGAAGATGGAAGAGCACAATGCATCTATCTTTTCAGATACAGGGTATGTAGCTAGTACAGACGAAGCTGCTGAACTTCCTAACCCATCTGCGTTTGCTGATGCTGTTACAGGGCTAACACTGTACGAGCTGCACAACGAGGTAGGTTTTGGTGTGTCGTACAGACAGCCAGAAGAGACACTTAACTTCTTGCGAGCAGACATCTATGTGTCTACAGATAATGTACGATTCACTAAGGTTGGATTCACTAAGGTTGGTGAAGGTTGGGGTTCTGACGACTTTGAGTACACTGGACTGCTCCCAGGCATTAAGTACTACGTTAAGGTGTACTCTATTAATAAGGTTGGTATAAAGAATACTGACCCTGCTACTGCCAACATTACACTTACTGGTGCTGCTATAGGACCACCTGCGTCTCCTACTGGAATAGAGATAGATGATGGTGGAGTTGGTCAAGGACTAACTACTACTTTTAGTGGTAGAGACTGTAAGGTACGTTGGAGAATCAACGCACCGTATGGTGGTGCTGGCAGTTTGGAACCACAAGAACCGTCTGGTATTGCAGCGATGGATTGGGGTGTTGTACGTGACTTTAAAGTAGAGGTGTGGAACTACACTGGTACTATCTTGATACGAGAAGAGTACACTACAGATAAGTTTTATACGTACACCTATGAAAAGAATTATGCTGATACTAGTGGCACACCACGAAGACAGTTTCAGTTTAAGGTATACCAACGTAACTGGTTTAACCTATTGTCAGAGAGACCTGTGGTGCTAGCGGTGAGTAATCCTGCACCAGATATGTCTACTCATACCCCTACACTCCGAAGTGTGTATAGAGGTGCCACGGTTGACTTTAGTACATACGTGGTAACTGACAACGACATGGATTATTATAAGTTGTACTATGGGTATAACAGCACACCGTTGTCAGCTTCAGTTGATTTGATTAGTTGGAGAAACCAAACCTATACGTTAGGTGGTATGTTACAAAACACTAGAATCTATGTTAGGCTTGTACCTTACGATGCGTTTGGTGCTGGAACTAGAAGTGCCTTAGCTAGCGTTCGTACTGATGGGTTTGACTTTATAGATGCTAGTTCAAACGAATGGACAATAAAAGCAGATGCGATTGTAGCATCTATTATTAAGAATAATGCTATAGCTTCTGTACACTTATCTATTGAACAACTGTCAGCGATCAATGCTTACTGTGGATATATTACTGGTGGTTACATTGATGGTTGTATTATCACTGGTGGTTTGATACAAACTGCTTCTAGTGGTAAACGAATCCAGATGACCAGCCAAGGTATATCACTTGCTGTGACTTCTGACACTGGTGGTTATGGCGATGTTAGGTATGGCGACAACCCTGCGTCTAACGCAAGTGTGTTCTTTGGGTCTGGTGCTCTAGCATACATACACCATTTGTCAGAGGCAGTACCGTTTTATATCTCAGCAGAACAAACTGTTGGTGACTTTCACTTTTACAATAGATCATCTGACCCATCTGGGTATGCTGAGATTGGCGATGTGTGTGTAGTTAATGCAAGCTTAAAGATATGTACAGCAGGAGGAACTCCTGGTACGTGGACTACTGTAGGACTACAAACTTAAGGAGAGAGTAGTATGGCGATAAAAGAACAAAATAATAAAGTGGTGCGTGTTGATGTCTACCTTGAAATGCGTGAGCTTAACTTTCTGAGAAAGATAGCAGCGAAAGAAGGTCTAAGTGTGTTTGACTATATTAGTAATATAGTTAGGAATTGGACTAAAGGACAGATGGAAGGTGAGTACCACAAGCTGTTTAAAAAGATGAACATACTTGAGAAAGCTAACTTGTTTGGTGATGTAAAACAAGATGGACAGATTGATACTGCTACATCAAGAGTAGCAGTAGAGAAACAAAAGATTAAAGATAAGTATTCTAAGGAGAGCTAATAGATGGCAACTAACTATCCTACTGAAAGAGATGTGTGGCAGAATAAAGTAGCGTCTGGACCTATTTACGCACAGGACTTTGTTAACCTGCAAGATGCGTGTGCTGCACTGGAAGCTAAAGTTGGCATTGATGGTTCTACAGTGGATTCTACATTGGAGTACAAAGTTAATAACTTTTGTGCCACTCATGTATACATCTTCTTCTACGAGAACTCAGCACCTACTGGATGGACAGCTACACTAACAGCAGGTGACTACGTGCTTGGTCTTGTTGCTAGTACTGGACATTACGCTAAGGGAGGGCAGACCGCTTCTGGTACATGGGATTTAACAGAAGAAGCTAAGGCAGACACACATAATCATATATGGATGTACTTCTCAGCGAACTACAACTATAGTTATAATTCTGCTGGTACAGCATCTCTCTACGGTACTGGTATAGGTTGGCCTTTAACTGCAAAGGGTGCACAGAAAACATTTGTCATGAACACACACCGTGACAGCACTAGTCAAGATGCAGAGTCTAAACTATTTAACCAGACAGCGTATACTTCAAAGACTTCTCATACTCATACTTTTACCCCAGGATGGCGACCTTCTGCCGCTGTAGGGGTAGTAGCATACTACACAGGACCATAAGGAGAGAGTTAGATGGCAACAAATTATCCTACAAGCTTAGATGTCTATTATGATAAGGTAGATAATGTATCTACTGTGTTGGCTACGTCTATCAACAACCTACAGGATGCTGTGGCAGCGTTACAGGTAATGGTAGGTATCAACGACTCTACAGCTTCGTCAACATTGGACTATATGACTAATGACTTTTTTATTGAGAATACTAGAATCATGTATTTTTGGATGGACTCTCCTCCTACAGGATGGAGTACTGCTGGTTTGGCTACTAACTGTGTAGTAGGAGTTAAAGGTGGTACTGGTACATGGAATACAACTGGCGGTACTAAAGCTGGTAACAACATATTTACCGACCAGAACTCTGATTCGCATAATCATAGGTGGTTGTATTACAACAACTCATATGTAATATACTTTCAAGATTCTAGTGGTAACCCTACAGTTTATGCAACTACGTCAGGTGTCACTGGTTTGTTATGTGCATACCAAGGTCCTATATGTCATTTTTATGGAGGTTGGGGTACTGGAAGTGATGATGAATATAGCTATGCTGACCACCATTGGTATACTAGTAATGACTCACACAACCATGATGGCGCAGCAGGTACTTGGAGACCTAACGCAGCAATTGGTATTTTAGCAAAATATACAGGAGCATAAGGAGAGAGTTTAATGGCAACAGATTTTCCTACAAGTTTAGATACTTGGCCTAGTATTATAGACAACCAAACGACTATTATGGCTTCATATATCAACAACATCCAAGATGCTGTTGAAGCGTTGGAAGCTAAGGTTGGGTTGAAGAACTCCGTAGACGTTACTACTCTTAGTTACAAAGTAAGAAGTTTCTTTGACAGGTATACCCCTAGAAAGATATATTTGTATGAGGACTCTGCCTCTGCACCTACTAGATGGTCAACTGTAAGTGGTACAGGAGACAAGATGATAGGGATTAAAGGTGGTGCGACTTTTACTACAGGAGGTACGTCTGCTGGTAGTTGGACTGTGACAGGGTGGGATAACTCAACCCATTTGCACAAGTCGTGGTATTGGAGCAACCCTTACGGCTATACTTGGAACTCTGGTGGTAGTGCTTTCGCTATGACATCTCAGACACATGCTGGAGAGAGTGTACCAGGACTACCTATAGGAATGACACTTGACCATGTTCCTTGTGCTGCTGTTGGTCCTTATGCAACTTTTGCTAAGGTTAATAGTGGTACATATGCGTACACGAATAATGACACACATACACACACGCACGCTGGTACTTGGAGACCAGTGGGTGCATTAGGAATAATAGTTAAATACGATGGGTAAAGGAGACAATTATGTTTTGTGACGGAAAATGTGAAAAAGGAAGAAAGAGATGTGGGATGTTACTCGACGTTTTTATGAAGAACGATGTAACAGGTGCGGAAAAGGTTATTCAGAAGTGTGCTGTAATTGGTATATTTGAATCTATGACCCGACAGGAGCAGGGTCAGATACGAATCCAAGCGGCAGTTGAGAGTAGTAGAAATGAATCTGTTAGGTGGATGCGTAACCAGAATGAGACTTTGGCTACTGGATTCTTAGGATTGATATACGCTACTCAAGACGACGAGGAAGCACAGAGAAAGATTAAGTACCTAGCAAACACAAGAGCTAAGATGATTGCGGCAGATACTATTGATGGTGAAATAGAAGAAGAAGGAGAGGAAGAGGATGGCACAATATAACACTGGTAACATCACACTAGTCAACGCTAGTTCTCAAGTAGTTGGGGCTAGTTGTGATTGGTTGACAGCTAGTAATGTTAAAGTTGGAGATATGCTAAAGAAGTCTGGCGAGAACGCTTGGTACACTGTATCTGCGGTCAACCTAGCTACTAGGCTCACGATTGCACCTGTGTACGCAGGGGCTAACGCATCTAACGTACAATATGCTATCACGAGAGACTTCACTCCAAGTTTGAATTTACCAGAGGTTGCCCCTGGTGACTTGGATTGGCAGGATGCTTACACTAGGGCTATGCGTATACTTGATACACAGGTGATAGCTTACAGCGTACAACGAGGTGAGACTTACACTATTAGCTCTGGTTCTGGAAGGTTTGGGTGGGCAGTTGCTTACTCGGCTACCCCTGGATTTGTCAAAGTAGCTAATGCGTCAGGCGGTGGCGACCAAGCACCAGCTATGGGTGTTATCGCTACAGATAACGGTACGACTGTTGGCGTGTATTATCGTGGACCACTAGCATCATATCCTGCTGGACAGTTTCCTAGTACTGGAGGTACACGCTACTACTTAAAGGCGTGGGCTACCACGGCTACTTACAACTTAACACCAGACGCTCCTACTACCGCAAGCTATATTGTGCAATATCTTGGAACGAACAAATCTGCAACTGCGTTGCAGTTAGACATACAAGAAAATTACATAGAACTTTAATGAGGTGAACTAGATGGCTGATAAAAGACCGTTATGTTTGTATGGTGGTCACGTAAAACGACTGCAACCAGGCGACACATTGGTTGGTGCGTATAACGCTACTGAAGCTGGCTGGATTGTTAACGCATCTGGTTGGTTAGTTGCTACTCCTGGTTCTGTTAAACTTGTGAACAGAACTGTTACTGGAAGTCTCACTCCTGTTACCAATGGTGGTATAAAACTATTAGATAGCAACGATGGGATTGTTATGCGGACTGCTCCAGGTACGGCTACTGATTGGGGGTACGTGGGCATAGGTTCTGCCTGTACTCCACAGAGTCGCTTACACCTAAACGTAAAAGGGTCAGGGCAAAACTTTCTACAATTTACGAACGATACTACTGCACATGGTAACGACAGTGGTTTCTCTGTTGGTATTAACTCAAGTGAGCAACCTAGACTATGGAACTTTGAAAATACCAATATGAGATTTGCTACCAACAATCTTATCCGTATGAGGATAAAGGCGGCTGGTGGACTACACGCTTACTACACCGCTTCTGTTGATGGAGCGATGGATGTAGGTGGTAACTTCGTAGGCAGAGGTACGGCTTCTATAGATGGTAACACTGATATAGGTGCATCGTTGGTTGTAAGAGGTAATGCTTCTATTGATGGTAACTTGGTTGTTGGTGGAACTGGTGCTTTTCAAAACACAACTACTATTACGGCTGACGTACAAGTTGCCGCTGGTCAGAAGTTTTATATGGACGGTGGCTATGACACGTACTGGACTGCAAGTAATGATGTAATTACTGGTCACGTGAATAGTGCGAGCGTTGTACATTTCGGTGCTGCTATGGCCCACTTTGCTACTAACGCTTCTATTGATAATAGTTTGACAGTAGGACAGAACCTCTCTGTCGGTGGAGATTTAAACGTAACAGGTTCACTTAGAGTTGTAGCCTCGACCTTATATCTTGGAGACAACCAACTTGGTAACGCACAGACTGATACTCAGTTGTTTTACGGTAACATTACCATGTACAATGATTCAGCCGCTAGTGTAATTATAACAGGTAACGCTTCTATTAATGGTAACCTTCAGGTTGGTGGAA